CAATCTGGTCCTGCCTGGCAAGCATGGCATTACCGATTTCACTCTGAATCTTGCCAATACTTTCAAGATACCTGACCTGTGGTCCGCCTAGTATTTCAGCATCTACGGATGAAGATATACTTGTTCCGGGAAGGTTTTTTGCTTGAACCGTGGTTGGAGGTATCTGTATCATTAAGCTAGACTCCCAGGCATTGAGTTCTTGTATTGCCAGTATTTCATTCCTGACTGCATGGCGCTTGATAGCATGGTCATTCCAGCCGATCTACCGGGGGAAGTCATACTAGCCCTTCTACGGTACATGGTTTCTTCTACCTTATCTGACCATTGCCCTACCTTCATTCCATAAATATCTTTCTCTACGTTTGTTTTCAATAGCCCCCTATCCGCCAGTTCCGTGACTTCTACCCCGGCAAGGATATCCATGACACTCCCACCCCCGACCAGGATGCCTCTTTTCCCCGCGGTAGGGACAATTTTCCTTTTAAGTTGCTCATATTTTCTTCGTAGGGCATCTTCTTCCTTCTTCCCGGTAATCCTTCTATCTTCAATCTGGCGTTGCTTTAACTCCCATTGCCTTTTATATATGTCCGCTTTCCATTTATAAGACTGTTGCTCCAGGTCGGCACGGTTATATTCCTTTATTCCCGCACCAATTGCTTGAAACCCGGCAGAGATACCATACTGTTCACCGAAACTAAGACTATCTAGAAAACCGAATGGATTACTACCAGCAGTTCCAGGCGGCGTTCCAGGCATAAATGAACCACTCATGGATTGTGGTAAATAAGGGCCAAAAGCTGCCCCAGTATAGCCCTGAGTCCCTGCAGCAAAGGTTGTCATACTTCCGCCACCCGAACCTATTTGCCAGCCCCCGGTATTACCGAATGTTCCCGCTACTGCTGTCGGGCTTGAGCCTGTTCCCATTTTTTTTTCTCCTTCTTAGGTTGGTAGTATTTATCTATCAGGTAACCAGTCTGCGTATAACCTAGTTTTTCATATAGTTTTAAAGTCCGTTCAGCTTCTACCCCAGTAGAAACACCGAACCTGAGTACCTTGGTTCCGTTAGCAAATGCCCACTGTTCAAACGCCTTGACAAGCCTGGGGGCTACGGTACCACCACGATATTCTTTCTTGACAAAGAAACAAAGGTCGTTAGCCATCAAATCATTCCCGAAAAAATGAGGCACGATTACGCCTAGAAACATCCCGATAATTTCCTTATCATCCTTTTCCGCCAGGAACATTCCTCCCTGTTCACTTAGCATAACACCTAATTGCAATAGTTTAGATGAATCATAATCCATCTGGTTGAATGATGGGGCTTCAGCGTGCATCTCACGCCCTAGCTCAACCAATGCGACTATGTCATCAACATCACCTTGTCGTATTTTAACTGCCAAGAGTCACCTCCACTGCCATTGAAAGAATCGATATCGGTACCGGGTCAGAATCACGGATAGCAACCTGACCACTGGTTGACCAGTTAGGTTCCAATGTTATCTCAATTTCCTCTGATACATCCCTGGTCGGGTCTCCATAGTCTTCATTCGTTCTTTGCGGGTATTCAGTCAAGTGGTCAAAGTCAGGACCCGCGAAAATACCGCGTGACCTATCTACCCGGATAAAAGCCTTGGTTACCGATTTGATTGTACCCTGCCCAAGCGCTTCCGCCTTTGGAAAAACGAGTGGCAATGTCTGCAGATCACAGACATATGGCAACCCTACATGAATCCTGCAAGCCCCATGCGGTAATGTAATTGTTCCAGCCGCGGTTACAGTCTGGGTCGGGGATACACTACCATCAGCAAAGATCGCCACGGTTTCACCGATAAGATGATGCAACCCTTCTATCAGGGTTATTTCCTTACGCGCTTTGCCCCCTGTGATATAAGCTCCAAACCCGGTCCCATTAACATTAACAGGGGTCGCAGCTGTAGATTGTAACGCAAAGGTATTAGTCGTGACGCTTGCCACAGTATACCTGTTCCCATTCAAATCAGTCATCCCAGATTCATCTCCAAGTCCAGAAAAGTCAGACATTTGAATTATATCCCCATTACTAAAACCATGACTCGCTGAAGTAATGACAACCGGGTTCGCCTGGGTTGCCGCTGTTACCGTTTTAGGATCATCATGGGTCAGCCCTGAATCTACAAAAAACGCGTCCCTTACATCGGTAAACATCCTTGAATGCAGCCGTTCTACGAACCTGCGGTCTACATTGTTGATTTTCCGCTTGATAATGGCATAAGTCATTTGTTCATCAGTAGATTCCGGGATAACAGCTACTGATTCAAATTCTCCATCAGTAGAATGCTGATGCCAGCCAAGTACATCAGGTTTCTGCCCGGATAAATAGGTCAGCCCAACCATCTTCCCATCGTTCCTGACCATCCAGATAACGGAATGCGGTACGCTCGCGAACCCCCAGTCAACCGTAGTATAGTTGTCAAACAGGTGCGGAGCCACGATTGATATATCCCTGGGCTTGTATTTATCAGTTTCAAATGAATAATTCATATCATAGCAATGCCCGCCATGATTCGCCAAGAATAGGATAGCATCCCCGGAAACAATGGGACGAATAGCAGAACACCCTACATAACTCTGCGGTCTAAGCCCGATTGTAGAAGGCGTCAGCGCATCAGAATTCTGAGTGTATAGTTTCCATTCCGTGGCGGAAGTAAAGATAATAAGGTCATCCAGGGCTACCATATTGCGTATGCTGTTGAACTGCCTGGATGCGAGGCTGAACTGGATTGAATCATCATCCTGGGATGGGATTGATCTTGACAGGTTTGATTCCGTGCCAGACCTTGACATCCATGTAGTCTGTGGATAATTGTTGGTTGAAGCGAAAGCCCTGCGCTGGTCGTGGTAAGAAACAGTTGAAGGATAGTTATCAGACCCGGTAAACGGAGTCTGGTTCTCCGGGGGCGAAGTCAGGAGATCAGCGGTAATATTGTTATCCTCAAAAGACGTATCAGGCGTTTGACCGATATAACCATGTACCCCATTCTTATCCTTGTAAACATTATATCTTGTCGCCCCGGTAACGGCACTCCAGCTAACCGTATTCTTATTACTACCTACTGATAAGTCATTGGTTGCGGATACTTCTGAAGATGCTACGGATTCCTCCAAGATTGTCGATTCAACTGCCGTAACTACATATTTGCTTACAGGTGTCCCGGAAGCAGGTGACGCGCTGACTGAAACCCCAGTTGGGGCTCCTATTGATGGGGCAAAGGTAATCGTGGTGAAAGCCCAGCTAGTAGCCCCGGAACGGCGTAATTCCCTTGGAGCATAGCTAGGATGACATAAAGTCATTACATCCGCGCTTTGTTCATAGTTTATTTCAAATAAGTCGGCAGCGGAAAACGGGCTGACGGGGGTATAAACCCTTGCCGCGGTTCCAGCCGACCCATAAGCCGTGTAAGCGGAACTATTGATGTTATTGCCCTGCAGGTCTGTTATCTCAAATGTATTGGTTGTTTTGTTGGCGATCTTGAAATACCGCCCATTTAACTGGGTCATCCCGACGATACTGGAAATGTAGCATTCTTCCCCGTCTAGGAACCCATGTGCCGTTGCGGTAATGACGCATGGATTGGCCTGGGTTGCCCCAGAAATAGTCTTATTGGCTTCCAGAACAGTACCACCCTCAGTATGAATCCGCATATAAAGCTCACCGAATTCAAGGGCATATGCCTGGGCTGTATTGAAAATGAATGGAATGATCCGTACTACCGATGACCCGCCATCCTTGCATTCCTTGACGAACTGGAACCCTGGACGATTAACGGCGGGACCGCTTGGTAATGGATAGAAGTTATAACACTTTGCGAGCCCTGTCTGATAATGGTTGAGGTCTACGCGCCCGAGAATCTCCGGGGCAATTTCACCTCCACCAAAAGACCTCTGGTGAATTTTTGTTCCCATTTATACACCGGCAAGCCTTGCCTTAATCCCGCTAGGCTTATAAGTTTTAAGATTTGTATCGGTCCTACCGTCCTTTCGCCCCACATTGTCTATGTTCTTGGCTTTACCCAGAACCATGAGATATTGCTCATACGTAGCTTTCTTGATAT